CCCGCGACTCGCCGGCCGCCTTGCGCGCCGCGTCGGCCTGCGTGCGGACAGCCTCAGCCCCGCCAGGAAGCTGGGCGAGCGGCAGCCCGTACTGCATCGCCGCCGTCTCAGCCGAAGGCACCGCCCCCGTGCGGTAGATGTCTTCCTGGAGCTGCTGCGCGCCTTCGGGCAGGCGCGTCACGTCCAGCGGCGACGGGGCGCGCAGGCGCTGCCCGGCACCGAGCTCGCTCCCGACCATCTCGGCCAGCGGGTCGCGCTCGGAGCCCAGCGTCTGGGCCGCGCTCAACAGGGGTTCGAAGGACAGGCGCTCGCGCGTCTCGAACGGTCGCCCGACCGCCCGCGCCGTCGCCAGCCGTCTCGCGGACTCGGCGATGTCCTTCTGCGCCCCGGAGAACGCCTGCTGCGCCTCCTGGCTGGTGCCGATCTGTTGCGCCAGCCCGCTGAGGCTCTCCTGTAGGATCGTGGGCAACTCCGTGCCGATCCTGGCCCGCACTGCGCTCAGTTGGCCCATCGTGCCACGCTGGCGCTCCTCCTCGGCGCGCGTGCGCGCCTCTTCGGCCGAGACCCTCGCCTCCCGTGTCTGCGCCGCCTGGGCGTTCGCCAGCGCCACCTGGACGCTCGCCGGCAGCCTCGGGTCCGTCTTGAAGCCGAGCGTCGAGAGCTGCTCGGCCATCGCCCGCTGCGCGACCTCGTCCTCCCGTTGCTTCTGGCCCTGCGCCGAGAGCTGGGCGAGGTTCACGAACGCCTGGCCAGCCTGCGGCCGGTAGAGCCCCGCCCCGAGCGCCGCGAAGGGCAGCGCCAGCCCGAGGAACTGGTCGAACCCGCCGCCCTGCTGGCCCTCGCCGCCCATCGACCTACGCGAACCTCGGCCGCTGCCGCCGCTGCATCTGCGCCAGCAGCGCCTGCATCGCCGCGTCACTGGTCGGCTTGCCGCCCTGGCCCGTGGAGGCCACGAGCGGCCCGGGGGCCTGCGGGAAGGAGAGCCTCGGGGCGGGCGGCGGCGTTGACATCTGGCCGACCGCGCTCCCGAGGGTCCCGAGCTGCGCCGCACGGTTCAGTGTCTGGCCGGAAGGCATCAGGCTTGAGAAGGAAAAGCCCGGCGCCGCCCCGGCGCCGCCCGCGGCGCCCGTGAAGCTCGGCGCCCCGGCGCCCACCATCCCGGGGCCGTAGGCCGACCCGAGGCCGAGAGCGCCGGCTTCCGTGGCGGTCGCCAGCGGCAGACCCATGCTCATCCCGCTGCCGAGCCCCGCCGCCGCTCCGCCGCCCGCCAGCGCCGCCTCGGAGGCTGTCATGCCGCCGATCAGCCCAGCCCCGGCCCCGGCGCCAGCCGCGCCGGCCCCTGCTCCAGCCCCAGCGGCCCCCGCCGCCCCGGCCGCGGCCGGGATCGCCGGAGCCGCCGCCCCCATCGTGAGCGCCGTGGCACCGATCGCCGCAGCCATGAGGAGCGCCGTGTCCGCGGTGCTCGAGCCCGTGATCTGCCCGCCCATCAGCCCCTCCTCACTTGCTGCTGCCTCCCGACTGCTTCTGCTGGGTCGTCGAGGTCTGCCCCAGCGTCGCCGGCAACCCCCCGAACAGCGAGGTCGTCCCCGCCTCCGAGAGCCCCTGGAGCCGGAGCCGCTCCAACTGCGCCGCGTCGAGCGCCTGCTGGGCGATGCCCTGCTGCAATTCGCCGCCTGCGCCCGCCGCCTGCAAGGCCAGCTGCATCTGCGCGAGCTGATTCTGCGACGCCTGGTTCTGGAGTCCCCCCCAGCCGAGCAGCGTCTGGGACCCAAGGCCCAGCGCCTGGAGCTGCCTGAGCTGCTCCTGGTTGGCGATGTCCGCGGCGCTCACGGCCGCCTGCTGGGTCAGCCCCTCCTGCCCCAGCGCAAACTGCGGGATCATCCCGGCCGCCGCCAGCCGGTTCTGGATGTCCTGCTGGATGAACTGCGGCATCGCCGAGGCCATCGCGTCCGCGATCGACACGCCGAGCGCCCCCGAGCGCCCCAGGCCCGCCAACTGCATCTGCTGCTGGATGATCGGCAGCGTGTTCTGTTGGAAGGCCTGGACGGCCGCCTGGGTCAGCGGGCTCTGCCCCGGCTGGCCCTCGAGCATGGGCGTCAGCGCCTGGCTGAACTGCTGGTTGTACAGTTCGAGGGGTGTCGAGTTACCGAGCGCGTCGGGCACTGTGTCCCCTCCTCACGCCGAGGCGCTCCCGAAGTCGGCGATCGAAACGTAGGAGCCCGGCGCCCCTGGCACCTCCATGTAGCCAGGAGGCGGCCCAGCCTGAGGCGCCGCCGCCGCCACGGCCACCGGGTTGAACATCCAGGTGTTCGTCGCCGGGTCGTAGATCCACTCCCCGGTCGCCGTCGGCTGGGTCGGCGGAGGCGCGGCCGGCGTCGGGGGCACCTCGGGCGGCTGCCAGAGGGCCGGCACGGGGCCCCCCGTGATGTCGAGCGTCGGCTGGCCCCCCGGCGCCCCGAGGAGCGGCACCGCAGTGCTGGTCGCCCCCGGCAGGGCGCCGCTCAACTGCGCCGCCCCCATCCCGGGGAAGACCGTCTCCATCGGGCGCGGCATCGGGAGCATCGCCCCGAAGGCTTCCTGGAGCGGCGCGACGGAGGGCAGCGGTGCCGCCTGCTGGCCCAGCCGAGCCGTCAGGGTGTTCAAGGCCGACTGCGCCGCACCGGTCGGCCCACCGGCGCCTATCGCCCCGTAGCCCAGGAGCCCCAGCGGCAACGTCGTATCCTGCGAGGCCTGGAGCCCCGGCGTCGGCAGCAAGGTGCCCGGGACCAGGTTCTCGATGGCGAAGCGCTGCATCGGCGCCAACCCCGCCGTCGGCTGCGGCTGGTAGCCCGTGAACGAGATGAGCGGGAGCAGCTCCTGCATCGCCTGGATCTGCTTGACGGCGGACTCCGCAAGTGGCCGAAATTCTGGAGCATAACTGGCTTGGCTGGTGGTGGTGCTCTGCCCCGACCCGCCGCCGCCGGACGAGCCACCCATCAGGACGCTCCCTTCTTTGCCCCCAGCGGAAGGCTGCGGCTCATGATGGAACGGTAGGGCTGCCAGCCCGAGTGCTTCATCCACGCCACCTCACTCCGCGGCGTCGTCATCAGCATCCGGTCGAGCGTGATGCCCTGCGCCGCGAACGAGAAGTTGAAGGTCTCCGCGAAGTCCTCCAGCGTCCCCAGCACGAGGTCATGGAAGGCGCGCGTGATCCGCACGTCGCTGTGCGCCTGGGTCACCCAGAGGACCCACCGGCCGTCGAACGGCTGGACGATCGCCAGGACGTGGCCGACGATCTGCTCGTCCTCGACGCCCACCCAGAAGCCGAGCGCCGCCGACTTCTCGGCCAGGAGCTTCCAGACCTGGTTCACCAGCGCGTCGGCGTCCCCATCGAAGCGCCGGGACATCCGGTGGACGCGCTCGAGGGCCGGCTCGAGCCACCGGAGGCTCCCCTTGTGGTCTCGGTGGAGCTGGATCAGATTCATGCTGCCAGCGTATGACAGGTCGGCACACTTCGCCTAGCGCGAATTCTCATGACGTCGGCGCCGTGATGTCGAGGTAGTAGAGAGTGATGCGGACCACGCCCGCCGTGAAGGCGCCGCCCCCCCCGATGGCTGAGAACCGGACGCTGGTCGCCGCCGTGTAGGCGTCCGCCGAGCCCTGCTTCGCCGTGGTGCCGGCCGCCAGGGCGATCCCCGTGCCGTACCGCGTCGTGGCCCCGGTAATGCCCACGTCCAGCGAGGCGCAGCCCGTGATGAGGGTGGTGACCCTGATCCCGACCCCCAGTCCGAGCGAGCCCGCCGGGAACTGGATCGTCGTGTCAGAGGTCGCCGCGGCGGCGAGGGTGTGCAGCTCCGTCAACTGCCGGCTCGCCAGCAACTGGCCGTTCGCGCCCCCGAGGCGGAGGGTGTTGAGCGCCTGCCACGCCCCGCCGACCCCCACGAACGCCTCGCCGGTATCGTCGGCGGTGTAGAGGGCGTGGTCGAAGTCCGGCGCCGCGGGGCGGCTCGCCAGCGTCTCGGTCCGCGAGAGCCCGTTCAGCACGTAGGTCATCTGCCGCAGGTGGCGGATCAGGGCCGGGGCAAAGGACTGCGCCCACGCCTCGACCTCGCGCGGCAGCGGCGTCTGGAGCATGGGGTCCGGCAGGCCGGGCATCCTACACCATCGCCTGCTCCCACCCCAGGATCGCGGCGCCGCGGTGCTCCATGCCGCCGACCTGCGAGGTGGCGCTGTGCTTGACCTTCACCCACTGGCCCACCGTGTTCGGGAAGGTCTTGAGGTGGTTCGAGTCCGTCGAGAGGTCGAAGGTATCCGTCTGCGTCGTGTCGGCGTCGCCCAGAGTGTCGGTCACCGTCACGGTCACCGTCACGGTCAGGGCCTGCGTGGCCTTCTGCCAGTACGAGGCGATGCCGTCCAGGTACAGACGCTTGCCGAGCCCGGCCGGAGTCTTCCAGCCGTGCTCGAAGCTCCACGGGATCGCCGTGCCGTTGTCGGTCGCTGCGATGCCGAACTGGTACATCTTGCCGACCGAGTCGCCGAGGATCGCGGTGGGCTGCGCGCTGGTGCCCATGCTGTCCCAGGTCGGGTAGACCAGCGTGTCCCAGGTGCCGGTCAGCGTGTCCCAGGTCAGTTCCTGCTGCGACAGCCAGCCGGCGGACGCCGAGATGCTGTCCGTGAAGGTGTGGGGATTGATCGCCCCCGTGACGAGGTTCATCGAGATCGCCCGGTTGATCGCCACCGACCCCGCCACCGGGTAGAAGAACCAGAGCTCGGGCTGGGGCAGCGGCAGCACGCACCCGTGCGTCTCCATCCGCCGGTCGTAGTGCAGGGTCGTAAGGGCCGTCGTCGACAGCCCGATCCCGACCTCCTTGACGCTCGAGCCGTCGAAGCGGTAGAGCACCCCGTTCTTCGCGAGCCAGTAGTGGGCGCCGCGCCAGGCGACGATCGCGCCGGGGGAGACCGGGCCCGCCACCTCTTGGATGAACTGGAACTGGAAGGCCGCCTTGGCGACCTGTGCGATCCCGAGCCACACGGAGTCGTCCTTGTAGACGCCCATGCTCAACGGCCCGAAGGCGCGCCCGCCGATGATGTCCCCCGGCGTATCGCCCAGCTCCGCGATGTCCGTCGCCGTCCAGACATCGAAGTCGTTGAAGTTGCACCACTGGACCCGGGAGGGATAGTTCCCCGAGCCGTCCGTGATGTTGAACAAGACCACCCGGTTGCCGACCGTGGCGATGTCGCGCGCCCGCGGGGGCGAGCCCCCGGCATCCGTGAAGTTCCCGGCGCCCCCGTCGTACACGTCCACGGCGTTCGCGGCGTTGACCCGCAAGAGGTAGGTCGTCCCGCTCTTGGGGAACGCCGTGAAGCGCACCGGCTGGGCCGCCGTCGAGGTCGTCCACGTTCCGGTCTTGTCGCTGAAGGCCGACCCGTCGTAGGCATACGCCTTGGTCAGCGTGTGGACGACCAGGCGCGCCGCCGTCTCGACCGAACCCCGGAAGCCGATGCCCGTCACGCGGTTGGCGGCAGCCAGTTGGCTCGCGACGATGGCGTAGCCGGGGCGGGGCCGCCCCACGCCGTTCCTCGTCAGCCAGTTGGACGAGGACAGCAGGGTGCCCTCGGCCGACTCGGTGGGGCCGAGATCCTCGCGGACCCCGCCGGGCTTGATCGTCAGCGGGAACTTGACTCGGCCGCGCATCCTACACCCAGGCCCGGACCACCCAGACCCACTTCGCCGCCGTGATGATCGCCGTGGTGAAGGCCGTCTTGTTGACAACGTACACGCCGTTGCTGCCGACGACGATGGTCACGTTCGTCGCGTCCACGAGCACCGAGACACCGATATGGCTCGCCTGCGCGGCCGTGTCGAACACGATCTCGTCGCCGACTGAATAGTTGGCCTCCGTGCTCGTACACTTGAGCCGAAGCTGGATAAAGGACGGCGCGCTCGCGAGCCCGTGCGCCACCGCCAGCGACGCCGCGAACGTCACCGTCTGGTCGGTGCTCGTGAAGTCCGGCGTGAGCGCCCCGGCCCACTTCACTCCGGAGGCTTCCCCGGAGTCCGCCGTCAGAACGAACCCGTCGGTCCCCACCCCGAGCTTGGCGAGCGTCGTCGCCCCCGAGGCCACCAGCAGGTCGCCCTTGGTGTAGGAGGACTGCCCGCTGCCGCCGTTCGCGGCGCTCAGCGCCGTCCCGAGGGTCGCCGCCCCGGAGAGGTAGAGGTTCCGCGGCCGGGTCGCCCCGCTGGCCCCGATGTCGTAGGTCGCATCCGTCGAGAAGGTCAGGTGCGAGGTGACGCTGCCGCCGAGGTTCAGGTTCCTGGCCAGGAACAGATCCCGAGGCCGCGTCGCCCCCGAGGCGCCGATGTCGTAGGTGTTGTCCGTGAAGATCAGATTCGAGAGGACCGCCCCGGTCAGCACGGAGGTGCCGGAGTTGGAGAACCCGGTCGTCGTCAGGGTCGTCCCGTTGAAGGTGAGGTTCGCGGAGTCGCCCCAGGTGTTCGTCGCGGTGGCGTAGGCGATCCGGTTCGCCGTCGCGCTGTTGGGCAGCAAGAGCGTCGACCAGACCGGCGCCGTCGTCACCCCGCCCGAGCGCAGATACGCCCCCGCCGCCACGTCCGCCAGTTTCGCCAGCGTCGTCGCCCCGGAGGCGTAGAGAAGATCGCCCACCGCGTAGGAGGTGATCCCGGTGCCGCCCTGCGCCGCTGTGACCGCCGTGGCGCTCGTCAGGATCGTCCGGGAGGCCACCCCGTCGTGGTAGAGGAGCGCCGTCCCGTTGCGCTGGATCTCGCCCTCCGCCGTCGGGGCCGCGGCGGCGTCCTGGAGGATGAGCGTCTCCAGACCAGCGGCCACGAAGGTGAAGCCTGCGGCTGCGATATTGGTCGCGTCGGGGATGCCCCAAACGTCCTCGATAAAGGTTTTGAGCGCTCGAAGCTGATCATCACCACTTGCGGGCGAATCACTGCCCGCCGGGCTCGAGGCATCTACCTGGTTTGGCAGACTCACCTAGCTCACCCCCTCAGGGTTCCTCGATCTGGTGATCGACACTGTAGTCTGTATTGCGCAGCCGCCCGCGCCCGCTCGGCACGCGTCCCAGCGAGGTCGGCAGCCCCATGCGCTCGTACTCGATCGGCAGCACGTCGGCCTTCACCTCGTTGTGCTTGCGCTCGTAGAACAGGGCCAGGGCGCGGAAATTCTCGTCCCCCGTCTTCTCGGCCAGCACGTTGAAGCAGTCAGCCGCCACCCCGTAGACCAGCAGCGCCCGGTTGAACGGGATCACCGAGGAGTCCGAGAGCGTCGGCGTGGTCCGGGCGTACTGGCCCGTCAGCACGTCGGCCGTCGTCGCCACAGGCCACAGCTCGATCCGGCGATACCCCGACGAGTCGATGCCGGCATAGACCCACCGGGTCGGCAGGTCCTGCGTGGTCGAGCGGTCGAAGTCCAGCCGGTCCAGCGCGTCCCGGCCGCCGTCCAGCTCCTCCACCTGACCGAGCAACGAGGCGAGCGACAGCACCTCGTCGGCGTCCGCCGGCAGGCTGTAGAGCGTCTTGAAGACCCGCCAGGAGGCGGCCGTGTCGTCGTCCCCCTGGTAGGTCACGGCGGTGCCCTCGCCGTCCCCCAGGGTGATCTCGGCGCTCGACACGAAGGTATCGATCCAGTACGGCTGCCCACTGCTGATGGCGATCCGGTAGCCCACCATCGCCGAGGTGAAGGGCGTCCCCGCCGAGGTGACCGTGGCCGAGCCGTTCGTCACCGTTACGGTGGTGGCCGAGGTCGAGGAGGTCTGCGCCACCGTCGTCAGGCTGAACTCCTTGACCCGGCGACTCCAGCGGACGGTCTCGTAGAGGTGGTCCAACCGTAGCTGGATCAAGGTATTGATCTCGGCCGAGGACAGGTTGGCGTCGGCGCCGAGCAGGCCAGAAACGTCGCTGCGGACGTCCGCCCTAGTCGCCACCTACAGCCTCGGCCGCCGCGGTGGGCGCCGTCGACGCCTGGCCGTCCGGCGCCAGTAGACGGAGCAACCGCTCGATCTCGAGGAGCGCCCCGTGCGCCAGCCGGTGCTGCTCCACGTCGGCGGCGAGTTGCTGCTGGCCGAGCTGGATCTTCCGCTCAAGGGCTCCCAGCACTCCAGCCAACTCGGCACGGCGCTTGGTGAGGCTCTGAGCCGTCACGGTCTCGGGCGTTCTCGCGGCGGTCGTCATCCTAGCTTGCAGTGCCACGCGGTCCTGTCCCGTTATCACGTCTCCTTTCATGCGAGATTCAACAGCGTCTTCACGCGAGTCTGCTCCTCCTTGGTGAGGGCCTTCTTCTCGCGGGCTCGGCGGATCAGCGTGTCGTCCAACGCTCGCATCCCCTCGATGATTGCGTGCTCGATGATGGCCGATAGCCACGCCTCCGGGCTCGGGTAGCCCTGCTCGGCAACCCGCGCCGCGAGGTCCGCATCCAGGACATCGGCGATGTTGATCGTACGTTTCGCCATCTTGAGGTCTTCTCTCCTACGAAGTAGGCGGCGTCAGACTGATGTAGTGGACCACCACACGGATCACCCCGGCCGTGAACGAGGCCCCGCCCCCGACCGCCGTGAAGCGGATCGCCGTGGCTGTGCCGTAGACGGTCGGGTTCGTGACCCCAGCCGAGACGTTCGTCGTCCCGGCCACCAGGGCAACACCCGTGCCGTAGCGGGTCGTCGCCCCTGCCACCCCGGCGTCGATCGACGTGCAGCCGGTGATCTCGGTCGTGACCCGGAACGAGACCCCAATCACCAGCGCGTTTGCCGGGATGATGGCCGCCGTGTCACTGGTGCCGGCGAGCGCCAGGGTATGGGCCTCGGCGATCGTCTGTAGGACTGAGTAGTAACCATTCGCCGCAACCCCGGACTGGAGCTTGTCAGTGGAGAGCGTCCCGAGCACGCTCCCGTTCGTGGTGACTTTGACGTGGCCGGCGGCGTGGCGAGAGAGAAACACATCTCCCGTTGCAGCCGTTGGGTTAGTGTTAGATGACCACGTTATTTGCCGTGCGGAGCCAAGTCGCAATTCGTTGAGGGACATGCCAAATGTGGCAATACCGTCCCTTGTAAAGTACAGAGAATCATTATCCCAATAGATCCCTGTGTCAGATTGTGACGACCGTGCCACAGCCGGTAGCGACTCCGTGCCGTCGGGGAGGAGCAGCTGCCCGCCCGCGAGCGTCAGGGCGTTGGCGCTGTGGGTGAGGGTCACGTCTCCGTTGTTGAAGTTGATGACCGCCCCGGAGGCGAGGAAGAGGTCCGACCACGAGCGGGTCGCCGACCCGAGTGTCCCGCCGTCGTCCGCCTGGGGCAGGACGTCGCCGTTGACCCGAAGCGTGCTCGGGACGAAGGCGAGGCCCGCCCACCAGGCCCCGGCGTTCCAGGCACCCATCAGGTCACCTCGGGGGGAGCGTCCTCGGATGTGGGCGGTGCGGGCTCGGCGTCCTGCTTGAGCGTCTCGTCGATCTCCGCGATGGCACCCCGGAGCATCAGAACTTTCGCCGAGAACATCGCCACCTGCCGCTCGGTCTCCGCGAGATCCCGCTGGAGGTCACGCCGCCGCCCGTCGAGGTAGTCCCGAGTAACCATCCCCGCTACGCCTGCATGAACAGCCACGCCGAGACCAGCGTGTCGACGGGGTTGCCTGCGTTGCCGACGAGGCGGAGACGCGCCCGTGGCATCGGACTCGGAGCCAGCGCGTAGACCATGGCGGTTTCGGCGAGGGCCGAGTCGACCGTGCCCGCCGTGTCCGGCACCACGTAGTTGGCCGCCGTGTCGTTGTAGGACTGGAGGAGCTGCACCGTGAGGTCCGCCGTGCCCGTGGCGCTCGCGGCGAGGACGTAGAGGCCGAAGTAGCGGAACTGCGTCAGGTCGAAGCCGTAGGTCGCGCCCGCCGTGTGGACCACGGAGTCCACCGTGGCCGTGGCGTTGACCAGCTCGCCGTTGAAGACCTGCCACACCTCCCACGCCCCACCGCCAGGCACGACGCCGGAGCTGATCAGCTTGGCTTGGATGACGGCGTCGGCCATCTAGTTCACCACCCCCTAGCGCGCACGCGCACGCCCGTCAGGGCCGAGAGATCCGTGGCGTTGCCGACCTCGGCCAGCGCCGCCGCCGTGGTGGCCGTCCCCGTGAAGGCCGGCGCCGAGTTCGACCCGGCCGGCGTGTCGCGGCGCCAGCCGGTCGCCGCCTCCGTGGAGTACGTCTCGTCGGCGTTGTCGACGACCACGGCGAGCATCCGCTCCCAGTCGTTCGTCCCGTCGTGGTCCCAGTAGACCTGGACGCCCGCCGGGGAGGCGGCGTAGGCCACGGCGATGAACTCGCCGTTGGCGACCGGGATGAAGACGGACTCGCCGCCCGGCACGGCGGCGTTGAAGCCGGCGCCGGCCGCCTGCACGTAGAGGAGGGCTGCGCCCGGCATGATCGCCGCGGCCTGGTCGTGCGTCACCGTGTACTCGGGGCCGCCGCCGGCCGAGCCGACCGTGCCCTTGGAGTAGGTCGCGCCCGGGCCCACGGTCACGAGGGTCGCCAGGCGCGTGCCCGCCCCCGGCGAGGGCCGGAACGCCCGGCCAGCCTGAATGTCAACCAGCTCGAAGGTCTCGTCGAGGTTGTCGACCACGACGGCCATGAGGCGCTCGTAGGTGTTCGCCGCGTCCTCGTCGAAGTAGATCGGCGGCGCCGCCCCCGTCGTGGAGTCCGCGACGACGATGTACTGCCCGTCCGAGACCGGCACCAGCACCGAGCGGCCGGAACCGGCCAGCGTGGCTTCGAGCCCCCCGTCGGCCGCGATCGCGCGCACCGCCACGCCGTTCGTGGCCGCGGCGTCGTCGTCCTCGATCAGCAGCGTCGGCCCGCCGTTGAAGATCGTGCAGGTGCCGTGCGCGTTGGTGGGCGAGACGAACTCGAAGTGGCCGAGCGCGTAGGTGGGCAGGAACTCCTCGTCGTCGAGCACGACGTAGAGCGCCACGCCCGTCGTGGCCGCCGTGTCGTCGTCCTGGATCGTGCCCGTGCCCGTGCCGCCCTCCGTGCCCAGCGTGATCGGCGTGGCCTGCGGCACCGGCACGACATAGAGGGCGTGCCCGTTCGTCGCGGCCGTGTCGTCGTCCTGGACGATGCCGGCCGTGCCGACGTTGGCCGTGCCCGTGAAGGTCGGCGCCGCCACGGATCCCGCCGGCGTCAGGGTCGCCGTGCGGTAGACGAGCACCTTGGCGTTCGTGTAGTCGAACTCGAAGGTGTAGCCGGACTTCGGGTCGATCGCGACCCCGCCGGTCAGGAAGGTCCGCAACCCGAGATCCGCCGCCGTCAGACTCTCGCCCCCCGTGGGATAGCTCGAGTCGAAGTCGATCGTGGCGGTCACCTCGTTGATGTTCCCCACCTGGCGGAAGTAATCCCCTGTGAGGCTGACAGTCAAGGCCATGATGCGTTCCTCCGCCTGCGGGCTAGTAGCCCATGGCGATCACGGTGCCGCTCTGACTGGCCGCTTCGCAGTCGAACGTCACCGTTGCCCGGTTGTTGGCCGTTGCCCAACTCACGTTGACCTGCGAGCCGGACGGATTCGCCGTGGAGTTCGTGAAGGCAGCGAAGACGATGCGGCCGAGTCCGGGCTGCCACGTATCCCCGTCGTCCACCGACGTCACGTCGGCGGCGACGATGTGGAGGTTGCCCGCCACGAACTCGACCTTCGTCCCAGCCGTCTCGGCGACCGCTGCCATCGGGGCCGCCCGCTACGGCGTGCCTCCGGAGAGTTCCGTCGAAAACAGCTGGAGATGCACCAGGATGCTGTCCGACACGATGTCGTTCGTGGCGGCGGCGAGCGCCGTGCCGATCCACAGCTCGTGCCCGTCCGAGCCGAAGAGGTTGACGAGGTTCGCGCCAGCCACCACCGGGTCGCCCTCGGCGATCGTCGTGGTCGCCGTCACGTCGGCCCGCACCGGCCCCTCCACCTGAATCCAGCCGTAGTAGAGGTTCGTGAGCCCCTGGTTGCCCAGGACCACGCCCGCCACTGTCCAGGCCTCGTCCCCGTCGGCCGAGTCCTCGATCTGCCACGTCGAGATCAGCTCCAGGTCGTCGTTCGCCGCCAGCGCGACCGTCAGCGGGTAGTCGGCGTCCAGCGTGATGGCCGTCGTCGTGTTGCCGGCGATCGGGCTGATCTCGGTCTCCGGGGCGTCCCCGGCCGAGTCGGCGTTGTCCAGCACGTAGCAGAGCCCGCCCTGGTGGCGGCTGGCCGTCAGGCCCGTGGTCACCGCCGAGGTCGTCGTCCCCGACGTGATGTTCGACACCGTGGTCGTCTTGGTGTTCTGGGTGTCCGAGGCGTAGCTGTGCAGCTCGCCCATCGTGATCGCCGAGCCGTTCACGTTCCTGATGTACTTCAGAATGCGGACCCCGAAGTCGTCCGTGACGATCGAAATCGCCCCGGGTCGCCCCTGGGGCTCCGCGTCGTTGCCGTTGATGTCGCGCATCCCGAGCCCCGTGATGCTGGAGAGTCGGAACACCAGATCGGTCGTGCTGTTCGCCATCGTCGTCTACTCCTCGCCGCCGGCCTGCGAGCCGGAAACGGCTGCTGGGACGTGAAAGATCGGGCGGCGCTCCTCGAGCGTGTTCCCGAGCGCCCGGTGGCCGACCGTCGCCAGCTGCGGCGGCGTCCGGCCGCGAATCTTCAGGACCTTGGGCCAGAACCCGAGGCGCTGGAGCGTGGCCCGCTTGAACAGCTCGGTCGTGTCGAACTCGTGCGTGTGGACCGGGCCGTTATGAATCACGACGCGCGTGCAGCGTTGCTCGTGCGCCGCCCGCCAGACGTACTGCGCCACCACATGGCAGGTACAGTGCGTGCGAACGTCCGGCGTCTGGACACCGGGCGGCAGTTGGACGTGGAGCGTCCGGTCCCGGTCAGGCACCGGCAGCGCCATCGTCCGGAGCGCCGCCCTGGCCCACTCCCGAGAGGTCATGGCCTAGCTGAGGCCCGACGCCACGCCCTGGAAGCGCGGCCCGCGGCAGACCAGCGCGCCCCAGTAGATCAACTGGCCGATGCTGATCTGCTGGTTCGTCTGTTCCATGAAGCCCCGGAAACGGAAGTCCCACTTGCGGTGGGTGAACAGCTCCCAGAACTTCGTGTTGAGGTAGTACTGGAAGCCCGCCGTGCAGTGCGAGTCCACCATCGTGTTCGCGCCGTTGAACCGCACGACGTCGAAGCCGATGTCCCGCAGATCCTCCGGGGCGTTGCGCTCCGACGGCTGGGACTTCTCCCAGATCCGGTTCCAGAGCGTCTGCGTGGTCGCGATCAGGTTCGGCTTCTCCCGACCGACCACGCACGAGCCGAAGTTGCTGTTCATCGTGGCGAGCGACACCGCGCCGCCCGTGGTGTCCTCCACGGCGGCCCGCACCGAGGCGCCCTCGGCGTCCGTGCCCCGCACGATGCCCCCGTAGGTGCCCGTGCGGCTGACGCCGATCGCCAGCCCGTCCAGGTCCTTGCTGGCGTTGCCCGTGCCGTCGCCGAACATCTGGACGCCCAGGTCGTTGATGAGCGACAGCTCGCCGTTCTCCATCGCCGCGTCCACGAGGTCGAAGGTCTGCTCGGGCGAGTCGTTCAGGTCCACGTCGATCACGTTCAGGTTCACGGGGGCGTAGGCGAACTTCCAGTTGAACGCCATGGTCGTCGCGAACTCCTTGACCTCGGTGTTGAACGTGTCGCCCCGGCCGTAGGAGCTGGCCTCGAAGCCGGAGTGGATGTGCGGGACCTTGATGATCTCGCCGCCCCGCACCGGCACGGACTTCTGCTTCTTCATGTAGACCCACAGCGGGGCCGACCCGAAGAAGTTGTCGATCAGGCCCTTCCGGCGGTTCTCCGCCGTGCTGGAGACGAAGGTGTTTAATGTCTGCGTCCTTGTCGGTGTGGCCACGGGCTACTCCTCCTCGTCGGCAGCCACGGACGCAGGCACTCTCGACATTACCGGCCCAACGCCGGGAACATCGTGGAGACACCTTCGGGCCCGTGCTGCGCTTTGACGTCGTCCATGACGGCGCGGAACCGCTCGTCGCGGCTCTGCGGCGCCTGCTGATCCTCGGGCTTCGCGTCCGACGGCACGAGGGTGGAGCCGCTCGGCCCCAGCGACGGCGTCGCCCGCTTCGCCGCCTCCTCCTGCTGCGTCTCGATCTCCTTGAGCTTCTGCTTGAGCGTCTCGTTCTGCCCCACCAGGTCCAGCCGCTCCTGCGCCATCTGCATCGGGTCGATCTTCGACGGATCGGCGTACTTCATCGCCTCTTCGTGCCACTTCCGCGCCGCCTCGATCTTGTCGGGCGGCATCACGAACTGGAGCGTCCGCCACATCACGTCGGCCGCCGCCCGCTGCCGGGCGTCGAGCGACTCCTGCGTCCGCTTGGCGTAGTCCTCCGCCACCTTGCTGAACTGCTGCGTCCACGGCACTAGGACCGACTGCTGGAGGTGCTGCGCGATCGACTGCGTGAACGCCTGCTTCTCCTGCGGGGTCAGCCACTCGTAGCCCGGCTGCTGCTGCGCGACCTGCTGCGCCTGCTGCTGGACGCCTTGGGCCCCCGCCTGCGCGGGCTGGCCGTTCGACTGCGCCCACGACCGGATCGTCGCCTCGTTGGTCGTGTACCAGTCGAGGACGGGCTTGGCCTGCGTCACGTAGGCCTCGTACTGCTTGACGGTCGCCTGGAGCGCCTGGAGGCCCTCGGACTGCTTCCGCAGCTCCCCGAGTTCCTTGCCCTGCTCGCCGAGCTTCTGCTCAAGCGCCGCATGCGCCGCCTCGGCTTCCTCGTGCGTCTTGAACTTCGCCATCTCGTTCTCCCCTTGGCTCCCCTGGGACCCGTGGGCGATGATCTGCGGCCCGAAACGAGAAACGCCCTGATCCCCCCTTGCGCAAGGAATCAGGGCGTCTCGTCCAGCCTCAGCCGCCGAGCGGGGAGCTACCCCGCCCGGTGGGCCGCACTCATCGTCCTACATGGCTTCCCCAGGACCTGCGGTGGTCACCATGTGCGCTGCATCGGCGGCGCCGGTTGCCTGACGATCCAGACCGCGCCGCGTCACTTGTCCTCGTCCTTCTTGTCGCCCCGGAGCACGGCGATTGCCGCCGCGATCCGACCCTTGACCTGCTCGTCCGCTTCTTTGCCGAAGGCCGACTCCAGCCGCTCGAGCGCCTGGGCCACGTCCTCGGTGGACGCGCCGCGGCGCTGCGCGAGGAAGCCCGCCAGCCGCTGGTGCAGCGGCTCGGCGTCCCGCGCGGTCTGGGAGAGGCCCTCGACGAGGGGCAGCATCGCTACGTGCCGCCCGCCCGCTTCGTGGTGACGTTGCCGCTCTTGGCGACGTCCTTGAGCGGCGACTTGATCGCGCTGCCGGACTCGTATTTCTGCGTGGGCGCGTTGCTCTTGGGCTTCATCGCACTCCTTTCATCGGCGGCGCATCGAGCGCCGGTGCGAGCGGCGGGCGTCGCGCCGGAAGTCGCCTTCCGAGTGCATCGCCCCCGTCTTCATGTTCTTGGCCTCGACCACGGTCCCCTTGCCGCGGAACGCGAGTCTGACCGGCCCTTTGGAGGTCTGCTTCACGCGGTAGCGAGCGCCGCGGAGCGGCATCAGTTGACCCCGCCCAGGAAGATCCCGCGGGAGGTCACCAGCGTCCAGTGGAACGCCGGCACCACCACGCCGCTGATCTGGAACGGGCGGTCGTAGACCGGGAAGGACCATGCGAAGAAGAGCGGCTGGATCGGCCCTATGTGCCAGGCTGTCATACCGGCCCCGCCGCTCCGGAGAGCATCTGTTTGAGCAGGATGATCGGGAGCCCCCCGCCCATGGCCCCGCCCTGAGGCCCGGGCATCGCCGGCGTCGGCATCGGCAGCCCGCCCGGCATCGGCAGGGGACCCGGCGGCACCATCGGCGGCATCGGCGGGCGGGCCAGCGGTGACGGGAACGGCAGGGGACCCGCGCCGGGCGGCAGTGCCCCCGGCATCGCCCCGAGCATGGCTCCCGGCATCGGCGGCGCGGCGCCGGGAAGCCCCGGCCCCATCGGGCCACCGCCTGGGCCACCCATCAGCGACTGGATGCGCGCCAAGAGCATCACGCGGTCGAGGTCGCCCATCTGGCCCTGGAGCATGGTCGAGGCCGAGGGTTGCGCGCCGGAACTTCCCTGCCGCTTGCGGGAGAGCCCCAGAACTTGGGAGATCTCGCGGAGCCCGGCGCCGGCGAGCAGGCCGGTGGCGAAGGCGTCCTCGCCTCCGCCCTGGTCTGGCGGTCCACCGATCCCGAGCGGCATCAGCGGCTCCTCATCTGCTCCGTAGCATGGGCATCCTGACACGCCGATGCAAGAAGTTTTTTGAGGATCACCGCTTCTCCCCGGCCGACTTCGCCAGCGCCTGGGACACCTCGGGCGGCACCGTCGCGCGCTCTTCGCGGGCGCGCTTGAGCATCTCCTCGGGGTTCGGGAAGTCCGCCGCGCGCAGCACGTCCACGCCCGGCGCCAGCGCGGCTTTGTAGAGGTCCATCATGAGCTGCGCGCGCTTGAGCCGGCTGCCCGGCGCCGAGGAGCCCGGCGACACCAGGAAGCGCACGTAGCGCAGCGCCTCCCGACGCTTCTCGGGCTCGATCGGTCGGCCGTCGTCGTCCACGAAGAACTCCTGCCGCTTGATCGCGTACTCGATCGCGTCGCCGCTGGGGCCCACGAGATGCACCACGCGGTCGGAGGGGAAGAACTGGAACACGCGGCTCAGGAGCTTGTTGCCGACGCGAACGAAGAAGTCCTCCAGCCGTGACGCCCGCGAGCGCGTCATGAGGTTGGCGCCCTCCTGCAAGCCCTCGATCGCCTGGCCCGACTGCAAGGACCCCGGCGTCTCGCCGAGGGTCACGTCCGTCACGCCCGTGAGGAGCTGCGCGAAGGTGAAGATCGCCCGCGAGAGGTTGATCTTGTCGGTGCCGAACACGGGCGGCGGCTGGATCGTCAACGCGGCGTTCCGGTTGCGCTTCCGCATGATGATCGACCCGGCGATCTTCTGAAGCTTCTCCCAGACCTTCGGTTCCAGGGCGTCGTGGTCCCCGATCACCGACAGGAAGTTGCTCAGGAGCTGGTTCTCCACCAGGCCGTCCATGATCTGGTTGAAGGACAACTGCAAGCGCATGAGCCGGCGAGGCTCGGAGGACCCGTAGGGGTGCTCCGGATCGACGATCCAGTCGTACCAGTCGATCGGCGGCACGCCGTCCCAGTACGGGTTCGGCCCGTCCCAGAGGATCAGGTCCCGGGTCTTGAGGATCATGCGCCCGCCGGGGAAGAGCAGCGTGCCGTCGCCGTTCCGCCGGCGGTCGTTGATGAGGCATTCCCGCACCATGGCGCGCGGCAGCGCCTCGCTCTGGCCGCTCCGGCGCCCCAGTAGGTCGTTCAGGGGCGACAGGATCGTCCGGGCCTTGGCCTGCTCGCGGGTCTCGGACAGCACGGCGTCGGCCTTGACCTCGGCGCCGCGCGCCAGGAAGCGCGCCCGCAGGTCGTCCAGCGCCCGCACCCGGTCGATGAAGAGGTAGTCCCCCGACCCGACGAGCGCCGCCTCCTTGACCATCGGGTCGAAGACCACCTGCTTGATGCCGAGCACCTCCATGACGAAGCTGTCCGTCACCATGTCGTAGCCGGTGTAGAGGCCGGCCGAGGCGTTGATCGCGGCGGTGTGGCACATCTTGAAGGTCTGCCGCTGCATCTTCTCGTCTTCCCAGACGGCCGAGATGACCGGCTGCGCCACCTGGGCGACCTTCTTGAGCCCGAGCTTCTTGTTCTCCACCCGGATGATCGGGCGGTTGTCGGTCAGCTGCGCGACCATGCGGTCGATGAACGCCTGGATGAAGTTGGCCTCGAAGTACGGGTCGCGGTCGGCCGGCCCCCCCTCGCCCCGGTAGAGTCTGAGATCGCGTTCGAGGTCGACGTCCTTGACCCAGCGGTCGCGCGCCTTCTTGCCCTCGTCGTAGAGCGCGTCCAGCTCGTCGATGAGCTTGCGCTCCTCGGCCGAGTTTCGCCGGGTCTGGCCGAGAGCGTCCACGCGCTCCGTGAGCAGGCGCGCCACCGTCGGTTAGCCCTCCGGGGTTCCGGCCAGCATCGCCTGGCGGAGCGCCACGGTGTCGAGCAACGTCGGCGCGGGCGGCGGCGACGGCGTGGGCGCGGCCTGGGGCTGGCGCCCCCGGAACGGTGTCTGGGGTCGGCGCTGGTGGAGGTCCTCCAGGAACGCCTTGCGCCCGCAGCCGGGGCCGTCCTCGGGATCGGGGCAATACTTCTGCCCGCGGCGGACGGCCTGGAACGCGCCCCCGCAGTAGAGGCATGTCCCGGTCGCTCCGGCGGCGACCTGGCCCGGCGAGGCGGCCGGCGGCGCCGCGATCTCGTCCAGCACGGTCTCGCTGGCCATCACGGCGGTCTCGCCGCGCTCGTGCGCTAGGTGGATGTAGGACATCAGGTACTGCCAGGGCCGCGCCCCGTTGTCCAGACACAGCTCGCGGATCAGGTCGGCCTGGTCCTGCGGGAGATGACGCAGGAACAGGCTGGCGG